CTGGAACCGTTCTGATGAGATTAGAGATAGACGACACGAAGATTTAGTCAAGGAAATGAACGATATCAGCGATGACTTAAACTTCCTAAAAGGAAGAGCAAACGGTAAACATAACTAAAAGGGAGGAGTCGAAATGGCTACTTTAAATGAAAGATTGGAAGAGTTGACCAATCAACAAAAACAGATGGAAGCGAACTTTCATCAAATTACTGGTGCAATTGCATTAGTACAACAAATGATACAAGATGAAAAAAGTAATAAAGACGAAAAAGAAAAGAAAGAATCTAAAAAACAATCTTAAATCAGAGGTAATTCTTCCTAATTCGTTTTTTAAAACATGGAAAGTAAATATGACTGAACACTATTTAGTAAAGAAGGATGCTTGACAGTTTGAAAACAGTAGGAAACGGCGCCATTGGTGTCGGTATCTGGTGGTTAAATCTACCAGTTATATTACAGATGTGCGTTTCAATCGCAACACTTGTATATATAGTAATAAAAATTAGGAAAGAATTAAATGCTAAATAGTCATTCTACGCTTCTCGCTGCCCTCTTCACCTCATACCGCCTCCTCCTCGGAAAGAGTGGGGAGCGTAGTAATGGCTTAATCAATAATATGGAGGAAAAGGAGTAAATAATGGATTTTTTAACAGATTATTTCACATGGAGTACTTTTTGGTACTTAATTGGAATTGTATTGGCTGGTTCTTTGACATTAGTCAGTACAAGATACAGGAAAATCATGAAGGAGATTGGTGACGTTGTAAAAGCTCTTGAAAAAGCCAATGAAGATAAGAAAGTAACTGCTGCTGAAAAGAAAGAAATCATGAAAGAAGTTTTAGATGTCGTAAAAGCGATTGTAGGACTTAAATGGAACATTTTTAAATGAGTCACAATCAAATAAGAGATTTGATAAAAGATACCCTTCAGAAGATTGGTATGTGGAGTCAAGAAGCAGAAGAGCTTGTTTTCCTAACAGGTATGGTAGAGTCTGGCTATGATTATATATATCAAATTGGTTCAGGAATTGCTCGGTCATTTTGGCAGGTTGAAAGTGCTACTGCAAAAGATTGTGTAGACAATTATCTTGTTTATCGTAAGAAGAAACTTGATAAAGTTTGTGAAGTAATGCATATAGAACCCGACACTCTTTTAGAGATGTCTGATGAAGATTTAAAACATCTTCTGTGGGGGAATATGGTTGCAGGCATAATCTTTTGTAGAATCAAATATTGGAGAGTGCCAAAGAGAATACCATCCGACCTAGAAGGAATGGCAAGATATTGGAAATCTTACTACAATACAGAGGGAGGTGCAGGAACTGTTTCGCACTTCCTAGAAAAAGCAGATAAAAGAAAAGACAAGAAGTGATTGAATGCCAGGGAAACAACATCTAGCATTAAATTCATTTCATCAGGGATTAAATTCTAAAACAGACCCTAGAGATATAGCAGATTCTGAATTAGCATTATGTGAAAATATATCAGTAGACGAAGTAGGAAGACTAACCATGTCTGGGAATAGAGTTGAGCAAGCAAGTAGCAATCTTGCCTTATCTCTATCAGATGGATATTCACTATTTCGGTTTAGTTCAGATTTCGCAGGAAATGGAACAACCACCCAGTCTACAGATTATTTAATTGCATGGGATGATGCTGAAGGTAAATTATACTGGTTGCCAAATCTTGATACTAGTGGGAGTGCGAATACTGCGTGGGCAAATGAAACCCATTTAGACTTATCTTCCGATTGGGGAACTGGAGAGACTGTATTGCCTACTTTCTATTATGTAGATGGTGCTTTAAGAATATCTGATGGAAGTTTTGCAGCGGCTGGGAATGTAAACAATCCATCCCAATGGATAGGGACAATTAATAGAACTTTGTTTCCAGGTGGATATCAGGGAGGCAATTGTGTAATTGGAGGATGGTATAAGCAAAAACAAGAACTCCTAACCCCAACAGTTGGGAAAGTAAGCTCGACAGCTGCTTCTTCCGCTAGTGATGTACAAACCGATGGAGTTTATTGGCATCTTAGGAATTTGAGAGAAAATACAGATAGTGTATATACATTTTCAGTTGCATCAACGACTCCTGGTATTCCTGGTTCGTATACTCAAAGTGAACAGATTTCTAATTCAGATGGGGGAGAGGGACAAGGCGATAGTATAGTTGACGAACAATGGATGACAGTCCAAAAAGGCACTGATGGTTATGCAACTAGCAATTATCATGATTTTGGAGTCGCTTTGCACGGGGAAGATGATGATGAAGGTGAAACCTATGTGTGGACTATAGCTAGTCCTTTCAACACTGGAAACAGCGGTGTGAGCTTTGGAAGTGGTCAATCTCTTTACCTCGCAGTAAGAATGGCTGGTGAAGAACAAAAACAAATGTGGAATGGAACTCATGCTAAATCACTTTCAGGTGAATCTTCAATCTCAATAACAGTTTCTGATGGCTATATAACATTTAACGAAAACAGTGGGACTGATTTTATAAAGTTTCATTTTGACCGTACTAAGTTCACTGATGTAACTACTCCATCTGCCCAATGGCATATATTAGAATTTCCGTATGATGAGGCATTTGAGACAGATATCTCTGGAACTTTTCAACCTGAAAAAATTAAATTAGAATTAAATGTTACATGGACTAGAACTGGTAATGTATATAGCAATGGAACTAGTTCTGGTACTTCTGCCCCATATACATACTATAAAGACATTCCAGGTTGGAGTTTGATTCAACTTTCCGACTTGAGGGTTGGCGATACTGATTTAGTCGGAGTGACTACCTATGGTAAGCAAAAGTTTTTAATGAGTAATACTTATGATGACACTGAGAGTGAGAGTTTATTGTATGATTTTGGAGGAGGAAGTAGTCAGGAGGTTGTTCTCGACAACACAACTTCTACCTATAAAATTGGTATAAGTGCCTACGTTAAGGTTCCTTCTAATAGTTTTAATAAAAGAATTAGTGGTGCAAATCTTTATATTGAAGATGATGGAATCCCTTATAGAATTGCTCAATTAAGATATATGAAAGGATTGAAAGGAGCATGGGAAGCTGAATATCCAAAAGCAGATTCAGATAAATTCGCAGAAAGTGTAGGAAGCAATGAAGTTAATGTTACTAGCACAGTAAAAACAGACGGATTGCCATTATTAGAGTCCTATGAAGCTATGAATGGATTTTCTCCCAGCGTTTCTACAATTACTGCTCTTTATAAAACAGCTGTTGTTTTAAATAGAAAGACATATATCGGAAATATATATCAAGACGGTAAGCAATATAGCGATAGAATGATAAAGAGCAATGCTAATTCTTTTGATGTTTTTCCATCTGAAGGAAAGTATATAGATGTCGTTCAAAGTGATGGGGATAGCATTGTAAAACTAGAGGCTTATGCTGATAGGATATTGCAATTTAAAAAAGAAGTTATGTATTTAATTAATGCAACTAGAGATTCTGAGTACCTTGAGGATACTTTTATTGGCAAAGGAATAGCTTCTCCTTCAGCTTCTACGAAAACAGATGTAGGGATAGCTTGGGCTAATGAAAATGGTGCTTATTTATATGATGGAGAAAGAGTACATAATTTAACAGAAGGAAAGATTAAAGATTCGGATTGGGAAACATTTGCTGGAACGTCTACTGATGTTACTTATGTTCCTCTTAAAAATAAATTAATTATATCTGGGGGAACAAATGGAGTAGATGTTTTTGAATATACTTTCTTTACAAAAAGTTGGTCAAAATCTACTTCTAAACTACATTCAAGTAAAACAAATTTTATAATAGATGGCAATAAAGCCAAGTATGTTGCGTCTGATGGCGAAATATATTATTGGGATGATAGTTCCTCTAGCAGTGATTCAGTCAGGATAGTAACTAAAGATTTTACATTTGGTAACCCTGCGTCTAGAAAAAAATGCTTTAAATTTTATGTTACATATAAATCTAGTGGTTCAGGAGGCACTAGTTCAAATGTTAAAGTTTATTATGGGACTAATGG